CTCCTTGCTGCTGGTTGCCTTTCCCTTTTTTCCTCTATTGTTCCACCCTCGTCGTCTCTAACTCTCCCGATTTCTTTAGGAACTAATTGGTCTGCTACTATTAGCAAACCGATTCTCAAAGGGAATAGAGAGTCTGTAGATAAAACTTTAAAAATAGTGTTAAATGGTGAGCCTGTTACATTTTCAGAGGCAGTTTCCAAACTTGAGGTCCTCCAAGACTCAAGACCGGAACCACTTCGCATATACCCTTTGTTGTGTCCGATCGTAGAATCAGATGTATATCATCCCGATCTTTATTCCGATTCTGCTCCTTCGGGTCGCTATTTGTTTGGCAGACCATCTAACAGCCCATTGAATTTACTCTGTTGTTTAGCCCAACGTACTTGGGCCGAACCAGAGCATCAACCTATCAAAGGGGTGTGGTCCACCTTACATCTTCAATGTCGCGAATTGTTTTTTTCCGGTCGCGTATTTACGTGTAAACCTTCTTTCGAACAGGCTATTTCTGGAATGCCTGGTCCCAAGAAAGACCGTATGCGTAATGCCATGGAGCGCCTCCTTTCTACTGGCTACTTTCCAGCCGAATCTGTTTCTGTTAGTATTAAAACAGATGAGGTCATCCCCTTCAAACCCAACTTGCTGCTCAAACCGAGAGCCATTTTCCAAATCAAACCTGAGTATCTAGCTTTGACCACTCAACATAATCACATGATGTCTGATCTCCTCCATGAAGTATGGAATGAAGACGTGGCCTTCCATTTAGGTGATCGCACGTGTTTCTTTATCTACGCAAGTGGATATACTAGTACACAATTAGATCATTTAATGGGCCGCATCCTCTCTGATCCCTTATGTGATTATTATGTGGTTGCTGGTGACGATAACCTTACCGTCATGTGGAATCCACTGATTCGTGCTCAGGTTTTCGAGGAAAATGACTTTTCTATGTACGACCAAACACAAGGTCCTGACAGTTTGTTTGATGATCGGGAAGACCTCTTGTCTCTAGGCTTAGATCCTGAATTGGCAGCTCTAGAAGTTGCTTGTCTTACTCTTCCTTACAAGATCATCCATATGACTAAACATGTCCGAATGACTATTGCGTTCTCCATGGATCCTATCCAGGGTTCCGGAAGAGGTTCCACTACTTGGGGCAATTCTTCTCGCAATATCAAGTTCGGAGTCTATCGTTTGTCTAATCGGACTTTATCTACTAAACAAGCCGCTAATAATTTAGGATTTACCATTAAAACTAAGATTTCTCCAGACATCACTGATCTTACCTTTCTTAAGGGTTGGTGGTGTCCTTTTTTAGACGGGAGTTATCATTGGCTCCCGTTGCCTAGCATGATCTTGAAACTCGGGAAAATGCTTCGTCATCCCAATGATATTTTTCCTGGTGAACCTCTGGATATCGCTTATCGCAAGTGCGCCTTTGCCCTTAGCCGTTCTCCTGGAGCTGTACCTTTAGACTATCCGATTTTGGGGCCTTTCATTTCTGCCATGTCTCGAGTAGGCATTTACACCGACACACCACTCGCTCACAAAAAATTTTGTATAGTGGTTCAATCTGTAAATGCCCCTCTCGATCGAGATGCTATGATTTCGAAACTCCATCGTCGATATGGTCTGACATACGAAGAAATTGTTGAAATTGAAGCTTTGTTCAACTCTGTCACCTCCCTTCCGGTTTTGTACACATCCACAGTGTCTACAAAACTTATGGCAGATTACGAATGAAACGCGATATGGGTTCCTCTGTGGTTCGGAACCCATAAAATGAAACAACAGTTTCAACCTCCACAACAGCGACGTCCAGTAAAACCCACCCTTTCAAAAACTACTTCCACGTCTCCTAAGCCTCGTGTGAATAACAATTCTCCCCCGGCACGCATCTTGCGTGTCGATCCCGCTAAAGCTGAAAAGTATAGGCGAGAAGGAGAACTGCGAATCAAAGAACAGGTCTTAGAAGAAGAAAAACGTAGAATGGAATTGAAGCGTGAAAAGAACCGACTCAAGAAAGAGCGCAAGAAAGCAGCTAAGGCTGAAGAGCCCTGGTATTCTCAAGCCCTCTCTGCCGTTGGTTCAGCCGCCAAGACCGTTCTGCCTTTATTAGTCGGAATGGGCGACTATGCTACAGAAGACGGAATTCTAAAAACCGCTGACCCCCCAGAAACTAACTCTCTGCTGGCCGCCCAATCGGCCGGTAAATATGGCTCATACGGTGTCCCCTTCATGCATAGTGAAAAACACTGTGTGAAAGTTACACACCGCGAGTACCTTGGCGACATTTACTCCACCACTTCATCTTTCGTGACCGAGCAATTTGACATCAATCCGGGCCTGGATACTTCTTTTCCGTGGCTCTCTGGTATTGCTAGTCGTTTCACCGGTTACCGAATGAAAGGGGCTGTCGTCCAATTCGTTTCTGAAGGGTCCGAATATACCAATTCCGCCGGTCTGGGTTATGTCGCCCTTGCCGCCCAATACAACGCTGACGACCCAGCTTTTACCAACAAAAAAGATATGTTGAATTCATTATTCTCAAATGCCGCGAAACCCTCCAAGAGCATACCCATGTGGATTGAATGCAAACCTCAAGCTATTGTACTCGATTCTCATTTTGTACGCAGTGGTACCTTACCCGCTGAAAAGGATTTAAATCTCTATGATCTCTGCCGCGTTTCAATAGCGGCGGGAGGTAATACTGTCTCTGATGTTATAGTTGGAGAATTGTGGATTACCTATGACGTGGAGTTTGTTCTCCCCACACTTCAGAACCGTTATGATTCCACTATGTTCTACGCCCGCTATAAAGCCGAAGGTGTTACTAATGCTCTCACCTCCATGGGTACCTCTTGGTCTCGAGCTGCAGACTCCACCCGCGATCTAACGATTTCCAAAGTTGGCAATGTAGTTAGTCTGGTTCTCCCCAAAAGAACTCCCAACAAGTTGAAGATCACCATCAGGTGGACTTTTGCTGGTTCTTTTGTTGCACTTACCGCTCCTACTCATACCCAAATACATGGTACATTAGTTCCTGACTGGGACGGCGTCTCTAACGTCGCTTCAGCTGCAGGGGGTGTGTCCGTGGCACAGGGTTTTAATTTTGAGCCCCCTTCTGACAATACTCCCGGACAAATCGACTTCGACACCACCTCTTGCACCACTTATTCTGGCGCTACGCAATTTTGGTTCGAAGTTATCCAGGTCCCTGAGAGTAAGTTGATACCTCCGAACTCCTCTATTTTTGATAAATTGGGTTTGGGCCGTCAAGAAAAATATTCCGCTTTTATGGAGAAGATTATTCCTCAGATTAAAGCGATGGAAGAACCCCTCGTTCTTCGCGAAACTCTTTCTTTCCGCTTGTTATCAGTTGGTGCCGAGTTATACTTGGTAAACTGTGCTACTCAAAGGAAGATTTCTGCTCCTGGCTTTGAAAAACTTGCCTACACTCCGGATGATGTTTGGGATAATTTAGCCCGTGCTAAATTTGCTGAACATGGTTCCTCTTAACAACTTGGTCCCTTTCCCCCCCCCGTCCTCTCGTCGTCGACTAAGAAACAAGAGGAACTCATCCTATAGCAACCTTCAATCCCTCGTAAAAAACCGTAAGTCAGAAATATAACGTACTCACAACAACCCTCAGCAATGGCGGTTGATGGGGCTACGTCGAAATGCCTGC